AGCTCTTCAATTATTGTTTTTATTGTCGGGGTTATTCCATGCGCTTCGTCAACAATGACAGCCGCAAACTTATCCCTAAATCGACAAATAGAATTTAACACAGTTATTGGCGTACCAAATACAACATCATGACGCAAGCTTTTCTGTATGCTCGCGCTGTATATGCTTGCCTTCTCGCCTAGCTGCAAATACTTTTCGTGATTTTGCTCGACAAGTTCAGCGGATGGTGCAAGGCACAGTATTTTTTTACCTGATTTTTGGTGAAGCCAGTGGGCTACAGCTGCGATTATGTGTGATTTTCCGCTGTTATGGGTTATCGTGAAATCATGCAAAAAATAAAGATGGTTGCCAGTTATACGAACCCCGTAATAGGGCTCGCAATCGGAAACCTTTTCTATTTTAAACCCTGTTACAGAGTTCCTCTTCTTTTGATTCCTAATTCCGCACTTTTTCCTTGGCAGTTTGGTCGGTATTATGTGACAGTCTCCGCTTATACAGACTCTATAATATACACCTGAAAATCCTTTGCATGATTTTCTACACTTGGTTACATTAGAAGATAGGCCTAAACTTCTGCAAATAAAAGCAACGTCATTGCTTAATGTTTCAGATTTTGATAGATAATCAAAGCATCCCGAAGATAAACTACCGTCTGAATCAATTAAACCTGCCAAAAGTTTTAACCTGTCCTCAGGCTGCGCTGTTTTATATTCGCTGGGGATAAACTTATTTCCAGATTTTTTTTTCCATAACCCCATCGCCCTAAAAATGTTCTGTAGCTTGCCTTTCCCCCTGGTCTGAACACCCTTAGGAAGACTAAAATTATAAGACGGGCACGTTTTGCTGTCGTTAAAGTGAGGGACAACATTAAGCCCCACCTCTTCTGCGTATTTATATATAGAGCTTACTATCTCTTTGTCTTCTGTTGTTATTCCGACAGCGCTACCGATATGCCCATCGCCCAAAAACAGACCTAACATGTAAGCAGGGATTGGTAGCGGCTTAGGCTCTACATCAAACTCTATCTGGAGATCATTCCTTTTTATCTTGTGAGTGTGTTTGAAAGTCTTATTCTTATTCAAATATTCGTTAACAGTTAGATTAATAGACCCGGTAGTAAAATTTTTCTTTCCTGTAGGAGTCTTTTCTAAGTGTAGTATGTGACCTCCGTTGCAATAAAAGGAATCGCCCTTAGTTGGGGTCACCTTATACATAGAATCAAACCCACGGCATAGGCTCATAACCTCATTAAAGCCGCCTGCAGGGTTTAGCAGTTTGTCGCCAACGCAAACATCCTCTGCAGCCTTAAAGCTGCCGTTGCTCATTATAAACAGCGTCCCTTTTCTGTGGCAGCCTGTGGCGGCCTCGATCAAGCACGGCTCATAACATTGTGAAAGCTCCGCTTGCGCGGCTTCTACGGCTTCTTGTTGGTAGTCTCTTAGTTTCATAACCCAAGAAGCTCCGCGATTTTATACAAGATAAAAATGGAAAAAGCTCCAGCAATACCTGCAAACGACATTATAATCCATATCTTAATTATCATTATCATCATTTCTATCATTTTATTCCCCACGAGGTAGAAGGTTTTCCGGTATAGCCGCTCAGGTCTGCGTCTGGCGCTAAATCCTTTATAGCTTTAGCATAACTGACTGACCCCTTCTTTTCAATGGGGTAAACCAATAAATCTCCTATTTTTGATTTTTTACCGTTAGCCAGTTTTATCAGCTGCTCCTTAGCCTCTTCTAAATCCGCCTTTGCCTCTTCTAGCTTTTCCTTGGCCGCAATGTAATTATCGGCGTGTACGCTCTCGGGTATCAGTTGAACTAAACCCTCAATGTATTCGCCGGGGTTTTTTATTGCCTCTAAATACTCTAAATAAAAATCGTGTAACTTAGGTATGGTTTCGTTCATCCATTCCTTATCAAAATAAACCATTTCTAGATTATTTGCATATTGATTCCACTGATAGAAATAGCATTTATCCCTTCCTGTGCAAGCCATTTCAATTTGCATTTGCGCTAGATAGTGCAGCTGCTCTATTGGTGTTTTGAACGTTGGTCTTTTTTCATTACGCAAGCCGTATGGACATTTTACCTCCGCTACAGCGTCTTCATCTATAAGCCCATCTGGACTAGCCCCTAACCAAGGGTAATCAGGATGAACATGGAAACCGGTTTCCTCCACCTCTATTTCATGTTCAATTTCTAGCTCAAATATAGCATTGGGTTCGTTTACTTTTCCGTGGGCCGTGGCCACATTGCCGATAAATTCTTTTTCAGCGCCGTGATACTCTCGCACCATTTCGCGCATAACATCGTCACGGCTAGACCAGGGGTTAAGCCCTAGTATTGCTCCAACACGCGAGCCGGTTATCATGCCTACACGCTGTTTGTGCCATTCTTCTGTGCCTTGTTTAATCATCTCATCACCCATAAATTAAAAAGCCGCCGAAGCGGCAAGGTTATTATTATTATCAGAACGGAATATCATCATCAAAACTATCAGGCTTTTTAGCCGCAACCGGCTGCTTAACCGGCGTACCAGATGGCGCGACTGCCATAACCCAATTACCTTTTTTATCATTCATATCCCAAACGCCAAGCTTTAATAACATAGACTTATTAGCTAAGCAAGTGGCTAGGTCAATATCCTCCGGCTTTTTGCCAAGCTTAAACAGTTGACCGCCAGCGTTCGCATCAATAGCCGCCAGCATTTTCTTGGCTTTGTCTGACTTCTTAGGGTCGCTCTCGTTAACCTTTAATTTTTGAAAAATTTTACGGCTTTTAAAATCCCCCTCCAAAACTTCCCAACTTAAAGAAATTACCTCCGGTGTATCCTCGTATGTATACCACTGCGCATCCGTACAGATTGCGTTAACAGTAGTTCCGTCGGGGATTGGCTCAAAATTACCGCCGCCCATTTCAAAATTGCCGTCGTTGCTGACGGTTTCACCGTCTGACATATCCCAAAAATTACTCATAATTATTCTACCTTTTTTAGTTTAGTTTAATGATTTAATGATACCGGTGAAAGGGTTAACACCCTCTTCAAGCGGCAATAATTCTTTTATACCATATCTGTTTTTAGATACGTTTGCTGCAGAGGCCGTGCAGTCTATAACACGGTCGCCGTTACTTATTGCTTTTTTCTTTCCGTCGTCGCCCTTGGTAAACATTTTTAGTTTTAAAAACCCTACTACGTCACTATCGTCCGTGTATGGCGCTTGGCTTTTCTTGCCTAACCTCATAGTGTAGCGAGTATACGGCTCCTGATCTGGGAGGTCCATAGTTTCTGTGTCGGCATGGGCAATAAAAACTATATTCATACCTTTCTTTTCATTAAGGTAACCGCAAGCTTTCCTTACTCGCTGATGAAGTGTAGCAACCGCTCCAAGCCCTGCACCGTATCCTCCCAAAGCTTGGTTGATGCTCTTCGGCTTTTTGTCGTCTGTATCTACAATGTGCTGTATGAACAAGCGCTCAAGAGCCGTAACCGAATCAATAACAACTGTTTTATAATCGTGCTCCTCACGTATTAATGATTTTAATTGATCCCATAAATTATCTACGGTTTCAATAATCGGAAAAGCGTCAGGCATTCTGTCAGTAGGAACAGACTGTAACCCGTCCTCAGCCCTGATAAAAATAGACTTAGGAAAAGTTGCTGCCGTTGATGTTTTGCCTAAACCGGCGTCGCCTAGCAATGTGATTATTGCGGGCCTACCGGCTGGCTTGCTTATTGTTTCTAATATGCTCATTTCTATTACCCTCTGGTTTTTGTTATTTATGACTCTGCTGGAATTAACTCTATAGTTGTAAAAATAAAATCTTTATATTCTCTCCAAAAAGTTAATGCCGTTTTTCCATCCATTTCTAATATTCTTTTATCATCAAAGCTTATCCAATCTTCTATGCTGTGATTTTCACAACCTATCTGAATAACATCTTTCGTGTAATTAATATGATAAGCCTCTAAATATATTGTTTTTATTTGCTTCATATTTCCTAGTGCATCGTATAAGTTTGCATAGTTTAAGTTTGCATAGTTTAAGCTTGCACCGCTTAGGTTTGCACCGCTTAAGTCTGCCCCGCTTAAGTTTGCATAGTTTAAGCTTGCACTGCTTAAGTCTGCACCGCAGAAGTTTGCATCTCTTAAGTTTGCATAGTTTAAGCTTGCACCGCTTAGGTTTGCACCGCAGAAGTTTGCATCTCTTAAGTTTGCACCACTTAAGTTTGCATCGCTTAAGTTTGCACTGCATAAGTGTGCACCGCTTAAGTCTGCACCGATTAAGCTTGCACTGCTTAAGTTTGCACGCGCCCCTCCGAAATCATCAGCGAGCCATAACTTATGCAGCCTTAAAACCTCTTTTAATTCTTCAGCTTTCACTTTATTACCCTCTGTTTGTTTTGGTTATATTAGGCCTCAGCCGGGCTTAACTCTATAGCAGAAAATATGAAATCCTTGTATTTTCTCCAAAAAGTTAGCGCTTCTTCTCCGTCCATTTCTGATACTCTTTCTTCGCTAAAGTTTTTCCAATCTTCTATACTGTGATTTTCACAACCTATCTGAATAACATCTTTCGTGTAATTAATATGATAAGCCTCTAAAGATATTGTTTTTATTTGCTTCATATTACCTAGCGCATAGCTTAGGTCTGCACCGCGTAGGTCTGCACCGCGTAGGTTTGCACCGATTAGGTTTGCATAGCGTAGGTTTGCACCGATTAGGTTTGCACCGATTAGGTTTGCATAGCGTAGGTTTGCACCGATTAGGTTTGCACCGCTTAGGTTTGCATCGCTTAGGTTTGCATGGCTTAGGTTTGCACCGATTAGGTTTGCATAGCTTAGGTTTGCATCGCTTAGGCTTGCATGGATTAGGATTGCATCGCTTAGGTCTGCACCGCTTAGGTATGCGCCGCTTAGGTCTGCACCGATTAGGTCTGCACCGCGTAGGCTTGCCCAGTATAGGTTTGCATGGCTTAGGTTTGCACCGATTAGGTTTGCATAGCGTAGGTTTGCACCGATTAGGTTTGCACCGCTTAGGTTTGCATCGCTTAGGTTTGCACGACATCCATCAGATTTATCCTTAAGCCATAACTTATGCAGCCTTAAAATCTCTTTTAATTCTTCAGCTTTCATTTTGTTACCCTCTGTTTGTTTTGGTTATATTAGCGATACATTTGTTAAAAGTAAAAGTTTATTTTTCTGACCTGTATCTTTTTTTGTTGTTGCTTTCATTAAGAATCAAATCGCCATCGGCTACCATCTTATCTATTAATTCTTGAATAATGTCTTTCCCTTGCTTTTCTGCTTCGCCCGCTAACGACCTAAAGGCTTTAGGTCTCATTAATATTTGTTTTATTACAGACAGCGGCTTACCTTGACCTTTGCAATTCCTAATAACCGTCTCTTTAGCATTATTTTGAACGTCGGATCGTCTTATGCTGTGGCCGCCATTTTCTAAATTATTCTTACCAAGCAGATACGTGATGTCAGCAATAGAGCTTTCGACAAGAGCAAAAGCATAGTCTACATGCTCTTTTTTAACTTCTCTGCATCCTAAAGCTAGGATCGCCGACACCTTTAAAACTTGTTCATAGCACCTGGCATACAATGCGCCGATAGCTGGATGGTTCCTCTGATCGTCATCTTCGTAGTATTCCAAGCATTCGTCAAGGGTTTTCTTGGCCTCTGGCGTTATTGGCATTTCCCCCTCGTGACCTTTTATCATTCTCAAACTAAAAACAATATCCTCCTCAAGCCTGTCAACCTGATCTTGCGGCATCATATTATCAAGGTCAAGCTTTGCCCTGTACTCGTTACAGCGTACAACAAGCATACGGCCAAGCAAGCCGCTGCCTATGTTTTGCTGGTTGATAAGCCCGTCTATATTGTCCGGAGTAGAGTG